CACGATTGCTGTTCTTTTCAGAAAGCGGATGCAAAGGTAAGAACTTTAAAGCATATCTTCCAAATATTTTCGGAAGTTTTTTTTCATTTTTTTCTTTTTCCTGTATTTTCAAATCCTTTAAACAAGGATAAGAAAAGCAAAACAAGAAAAGTTCTTTTTCTTTGCGAGTCGGACTGCAAAGATAAGGAGAATTATTAATAAGTTCCAAATGTTTTTCGAAAAATATTTTTATCTCTTTTTATTTCTCTGTGTCACCTTCCACACTTCTGTTTCAGTATTTCAATCTTACCACTTTCCTTCTCTTGGAAAGCGGGTGCAAAGGTATAGGATTTAACAATACAAGCCAAACATATCTATCATTTTTTTTAATAAAAATGAAACTTTTTTGTAACTTACTGATTCATAAATGCATTTCGCATGAACAATTTTGAAGAAAGGAAAAAGAGAGAAAATAACTATACATTATATATATACGTGCGCGCGAAGAGCACGAAGAAAGAGAATAAAAACATTTTATAAGCATGCCGGATTGGGTGGTGGCGGTTCTGTCAGTATAGTCGCCGCATCAAAGCAGGGACATTGTTTCACCCACTCTTCCGGCTCTATCTCCCCGTTATGGTTCAGGTCGGGGCTCAGGTCGCGGTGACCGCAAAGCCGGGAACCGGGATAATCCTTCAGCAGCAGCAACTATAAACCGCAAAACGTTTCGTGATTCTTTTTCAAATCACTTTGTGAGTGTTTTGCACTTGTTAACACAAAACAAATTGTGATTTTTTATTTATTTTCCAATGCCATTTAAACGGTTCTCAAAAAGAGATTAAAAATACCTCAAACCATTCCAAATTTGTATCTTTGTATAGCTTGAGGATAGTGTGCACATAATAGAATTACGCGGCTATTTTATCAAGGAGTTTAATGATATTGGATTTTATTTTGTCTGTATTGCGGTGCCATTGGGTCGGTTCTTCACCTTTATCGTATGCCGGATAAGGTTGTGGCTCACGACAAAATCTAAACTTCTTACAAAGCGGATAAATGTATCTGTATGTCTTTACACGGAATATATCCAAATCACCTATTAATAATGCTATATTGGTACGTAGATAGCCGGTTGGGGATGTTGTATTCGTCAATATCTGTTCGTGTATAATTTCTCCTGACCTCTTGTTGCGGCAAAATACCGTATAATGGAATCCGTAATAAGTAAAATTGGCAGCTTTATAAATTGTGCCACATCCTAATCGCCCGTCAGCAAAGCTCTGTACCGCTACACATGTAGGATCTGCTTTCCTTAATAATTTAATAGATGCAGCAATTAATATACTCTCTGCATTATGACCTAAACAATCATCTATCCACATACGATTCAACTCACACATCCACGCACCGGGATTAGGGTGAGTAAAAATCTTAGCAGAAGGATTTTTCATAAAGCCGTACACTGCAACACCTAAACATCGTTCAGGTTCTTCCGCTCTGAATATTCCATAATTAAACTTGCCGAAACCACCATCATTCCACTTATGTGAATAATGGTGTTCGATTATTAATTCTTTGGCTAAAATCTTTGGAACTTCTTTTATTATCAAGTTACCTAAAGTTGTTTTTTTGTGAACCTCCATACTTTATTTTCTGTTTTATGCCACAAAGTTGAATAGAAGAAAGTACAAGGCATAATTTTTACTGGAAGTTACACTGTATTATTTTTGCAGCTGTTTCCCTGTTAATTGATATAAGCGGGCTGTTTCATCTCACACTACCCTCCTGTATAAGGCAGCCCATTCATACTGCAAATATCTTACAGTCACTCTGGAATCTCTTTACCAGGGCATAAACCTTGCGCTCGCTCACCGAATACTTTTCAGATAGTACGGCTACAACATACGAGACTTTCTCACCCTGATCCAGAAGGCGAGTATAGTCAGTGTATAGGTCTATATAGCTGGCATCCTCCAAACGGATACCCGCTGCTTGGAGCCTTTTCAATAGTTCTCGATTAAAGTTTAATATTTCAATCACTTTCATACAATAAAAAATTATATCTTTGCAATGCCAATCATTTCAACAATAAAAATCGCCTATAGTGCGGCAGAGGGTATTTGCCCCCGGTCGCGCGCTATAGGCGTATTGTTTTTTTTGAAGTGATTGGCGTTACTTTTGAAAACAGGCCGGGGGCTTTTTTCACTTCCCAAATCCCCAAAGCCTATTTAGAATTCTATGACTACTACAAATATAGAGGAAAATATGAGATTTTATTTCATTCTTACAAGATGATCGTTCAATGTTTTCGGATTACATTTCAACTTTCGACAAATAGCTGCCTTGGAATAACCATATTCGAGCATGGTTCGAATAAGATTTTCTTTACCTGTCAATTTGTACTTTGAATTATGACCGCCAACGTGCCTTCCAAGTTTCTGTCCGGCAGCCTTCCTTCGTGCAAGTCCTTCCTTGGTTCTCTGACTTATCAAGTCACGTTCTATTTGAGCAGACAGACCAAAAGCAAAGGCAAGTATCTGAGATTGGATATTATTGCCCAGCTCATACTTTTCTTTAACCGTTAGAACTGTGATTTTCTTTTGCATAAGTGTATTGAGGATTGACATAACTTCCATCAAACGGCGACCAAGCCTACTTATTTCAGAAGCTATAAGCGTATCACCTTTTTTCAGTTTCTTAATAAGTGGACCCAATTTTCGTTTTTGGACGGACTTGGTTCCGGATACCGTTTCCGATATCCACTTATCAATACTTAATTCTCTGATACGAGCAAACTTCTCGATTTCGAAGCGTTGGTTCTCAACAGTTTGTTTGTCTGTTGATACTCTAATGTATGCGTAAATCATTTTTTACGCAAAGATATGCAACTCAACGGCATGGCAGAAAATAACACATTCTGATAAGGTGCCTATCCAAAGTAACCGGATTGCATTGTAGCCTTCTGCAGATGGCAGCCTTTGAATAGCCGTATTCAAACATCTTTTTTATTAACCGCTCCTTTCCAGTCAATTTATAATGGGAATTCTGAACACCAGGTTTTCGTCCAAGCTTCATCCCCATGGCTACCCGCCTGGCAAGTCCGGCTTTGGTTCTCCTTGATATATCTTCTCGCTCCCTTTGAGCAAATAAGACCTTTAAAAACGTATCTTGCACAGAATCTGAATCATCTTTAATAAGCTTGTCATCACGGATTTCCACAATATTGGCTTTGGCAATCAGACAATGAGATATGATAGCTATAACCATATACGCACAGCGTCCAAGCCTTGAAAGTTCCGTAACATATATGGTATCGCCTTTGTCTATCGTATTCAGTATCTTGCCTAATTTCCGTACATTGGGATGCCTGGCACCAGACACACTCTCTTCAATCCACTTATCTATAATGAGCCCCTTGCGCTTGCAGTATTCAGTTATCTCGTACCGTTGGTTTTCAACGGTCTGTTTCTCACTGCTCACTCTGATGTAACCGTAATTCATAGGATTCTGTTTTTCTCCTTTAAAAGTAAGAATTTATATGCAATTAATAAAGCATCGAACATAAAGTTTTCATAATCCGGAGGATTCGCCCCTTAAATGTATTAAGTATGGCAGAAGATATTAAGGAAAATGCGATGAGTGGTGGAACTCCGGCACGGCTGCGTGGACTGGCGGCAAACGGCAACAGTATATCACCAACATTGGAAGAGGTGGCAAGCGCAATGCCAGTAGCAACTATGGAAGAGAAAGGGATGGCAAGCGCTGGACAAGGAAGAGTCGAATATAGTATTGTAGGGGAAGGCAGTGTAGATATTCTTCTTCCTTATTATGGAATATTTCTATTTGTCAGCGAGGAACTTAATGGCTCCAGTTTCCTATTCCATTTAGCTTATTATAAAAAAGATTTTAAAGCCGTTATTGATTCGTCCAACATCGTAGGGAATTTATTTAATATAGAGCAAATAAAAGACGGCAGTAAAACCATAAGAGTTACAAATTTAAGAAGTAGTGTTCAAAGATTTTCCATAAATAGATTATAACCAAGCAGCATTATGTTTCTCTGCCGAATCCTTTGCCCCTTAAATGTAAGAATATGGCAGAACAAGATATTAGAGAAAATACGATGAGTGGTGGAACTCCGGCACGGCTGCGTGGACTGGCGGCAAACGGCAACAGTATATCACCGACAATTCAAGAGGTGGCAGAAACTTTCGGTAAAGGATATGCTGCAGATTTGAATAACGAAACAGATTATGGAATTTCTGGCATGTTTAACGCTGATACTATTAATCATCCACCCATTTCATCAGATATTATTTTTGGCATATACTCAAATCATAGAGCAAAATATATAACAGGAGGAGTGTTTTTGTATCAAATAGCTGTCCCAGAAAATATGATAGGAATGTATGTAAGACGATGCTGGAATGGGAATTGGAGCGAATGGAAGTCAGTAACTCTTACTTAAAACTGTGGAATTATTCCACAATACCGTGGAGCACTCCACAATATTCCACAGTATTGTTAAAAGAGGATTTTGCCTTATATTAATGAAAATGAATGCAATATTGTTGCGCAATCATTCTGGTATCAATTTTGTACTATGGTTTATGTCTTAAAAGTTATCAGTAACTTGTAGTTGTTATGGTTAGGCAATAGGTATTAGTTGCATTAAGGTTTAAAGACATTTTGTTCATATTGATTTTCATTCGGAAACTCTCTTTGTTTGGCATTGCATCCCGGTCTGTGAAGTATCGGGATGTTTTTACTTAGATGGTTGCTGTTTCCGACTAAATACTGTAACTTTGTATAGTTAGCCGATATACTACTTAACTAATACTATTTTATTCTTTGGAATAATGAAAGTATTCTCGGTCTGTGAAGATCGGATGCTTTTGGTGGGTAATGCCGCCAATTATTCCAGTTAAGTGTTTAGGTTTTATGCAGTCTACCCCATGAATGGACTGCATTGACAAGAAGTATTCTGCCCGTTCTGACCGAGATGGCCGGAACGGGCATAACCAGAATGAAAATCCACATGGCTTGCAGAACCACTATCATAAGGTACCAATCCTTTTTAAAACTATGTATGTTTCAGTGCTTCTGGAGGATGTAAATTAAACTGTGTCAGCAAGGAATAAAGTATTAACTTTGCTAACACAGTTTTTTTTATGAAAGAAGAATTTGATTTCGAGAGTATCAA